GCACGCCCGACGGTGGTGCTACAGATGCTTCAACGGTTGAAACGGTTAAAGCAGAACCTGTAAGTGCAGATCAACTTAAAAAAGCAGGCATTAACTTTGACACAGAACCAGATATTTCCCCAGAAGTAAAAGAGTGGGCAGAATCAAAAGGTATTGATTCTGACCAGTTGCAAAAGATGTTCCAGATGGAAAAAGGAATGGCTGATGCACAATTTATGGGGCAAAACATTTCAGCAAATACTTCAAGTGCTTCGGCCTGGACAGGTGACGCTCCTGAACTAGGAACAACAACACTACCAGATGGTGCAGAAATAAAAGTAGGCGATCAATTTAAATCAACAGTTAGCACAAGCGTAGGAGGCATTGAACCGCCAATTTCGTTTACAAGTTCAGTTACAGTTGAAGGTGTTGATGCTAATGGTGATCCAGTATTTGCAGTACAAGAAGTCACTACTCAACCAACTCATCCAGTATGGGATGCCATCGATAAAGCAAACTTATCAGACGAAGACACTGAAAAATTATTTCAGTTTATGAATGAATATACTGGAGTATCTGCTGATTCCAAAGCGGGCATTAGTGTAGTAGTTGATACATTCAAACAGGACCTTGCTAAATCAATCGGTGCAGCAGCAACAGCAGTTGCAATGAGTGCAGCAATGCAAGATAAAAAGGTCGTTGGTGCTGGAGAAGCACCTGCAAAAGCAGGTGAACCTCAAATGGCAAGCCGTGTTTACACAGGACGTAAACTTTCTGAAGGACAGGTCTACTTGTTGTTCAACAAGATTGCAACAGTAAATGATCATATGCTTGAAAACAAATTAATGTATGAAAGTGTATTTGATGCTGTAAGACATCAACAACTAGACGAACTCACAGGCGGAGTTAAAGGTGCATTACAGGGTTTAGGCAGAGGAGTAGCCAAAGGTGCAGCAGCAGTAGGCGGTGCGTTGAAAGGTGCAGGCAAGCAACTTACAAATAAAGTAACAGCAGAAAAACTATTGTCTGCTTGGAAAAAAGCAGGATCGCCTACAGATTCAGATGAAGTTTATGATGTAATTAAAAGTCTAGGTGTTAATGACGATGTTATCAAAGGCACATACGACTCAATGAAAATTGAACCACCTAAAGTAGACGCACCAGATGCTGACGCTGACTCAGATGCTGAAAAAACAGATACCACAGCAGGTGCTCCAACAGATGCTACCGCAGGTGATGCAGGCGGCGATGCCGCAGTACCAGGTGCAGATGAACCTGCACAGGATAACACAGCAACCGGAACAGATGCAGCAGCTAATCAAGATGACAATGTTGCTGATCCTGAAAAAGCAACAGCAGGTGCAGAAGGAAATCCAAACCCAGCAGTTAAACCAGGAACTAAAGTTGTTGTTAAAACACGAAAAGGAAAAGAAATTCCTGCAACAACTACATCAGGCAGTATTGGAAAATACGATGCTGACAAATATGTAGAAGTTGATCCAGATGGACCAGGTGGTAATTTCCCTGCTCAGGTAGCAAACATGACTACACCTGACGGCAAACCTGTTCCTAGTACACGATCAGGAAGCCCAGATCAATCAGCAGAAAAAAATATAGCCGCAACAGGTAATCCAGTAGGCGCACCAGATAATGCACAGCAAGGTGGATCGAATGCAGCAACCGCTGCCGCAGGTGCTGCTGTTGGCGCTGTAGATTTACAAAAGATTGCTGATCAAATTAAAAAACTAGGACCTGAAGGAATTGAAAGTGCTAAGAAATTGTTAGCTGCCTAGAAGAAAGGCAGCCCGGTTCTTTTAGTTGTTTCAAGATTATCTTTAATTAACTCACCGATAAGTTCACGTTCTTCGTGACCCAACATCACAGCATCAGTATAAGACATACCTCTCATGTACCAACAGATACGAAGTAGGTCTTTTTTCATGTCCCTTGCCTGTTTGTCTATCTTCTTGACTTCTTGCAAGATCTCCGGCAAAGGTTTGGTTAAGATCTTGCGACGAAAAAATCCGCTTGATCCATTGTGATACCAACGTCAAATACGTTTTCACAATTTGAACACTTTGCGCCTTTTAACGTCAGTGCAAGATCATCTTTCACCGAAGTTAATTTTTCATTAAGTGCATCAAACATTTCTTTTGGACCTTGAGTAATAAATTTTTCAATTTCATCTCTATTCTCTTCAGATCCATGTGGTGTATCAATTTTTCTAACCAATTTTACAATACCATCTACTGTAAATTTTGTTAACTTTGTAAACGATACTCCGAATTGATCTAACTTTTCTTCATCAGTAAGTTCTGTACTGTTTACAATATTCCAGATCTTTTCTTGTTCTATTTTCATTAGTCCCGCTTTTGTTACTTGTCTGTAACTCAGTGGTTCAATATGAAAAACCAATTCACCGTGTTGAATAACTGTTGGATAGCGATAGTTGGCTACTGTTCCTAACCAGTCTGCTAGATCTTTTTCAAAACGTAGTTCTTCGTTACATTTTGGACAATTAGTATCAATATCCATCTTTTCGCCATATGTTGCTACTCTAATAGCAACAAGACAAGCATCAAGATCGAGTGATGGTAAATTCCATGCATTTTTAATTGCAGGAATACAACTTTGAATAACATCAACAGTTGATTGTCCATTCATTAATGCGTCTGGCGTCTTTAGCATTAATTCGTCTTTTGCTGTCATTGAATACACAGCATATTTTCCATCTTCACTTTTATCAAGACTACCTTCTGGATAGAATTCACCGTTGCTAGGCAATGAAACATAAATCTTAGGCTGTCTATAATAATTGGAAAGCGGACTAGCTTTAGGCTGAGTATTTGCCATAGGCTGTGTGTTTCCAGCTATTTCAACCTTTGGTAGTTCCAAATTTTCTTCCATTTTTATCTCCGATAAATAATAATTATAAAAGCAATTGCTATGAGTATTTATGTGCGTATATTTCTGGGATTTAAAATAAATGGCTGAAGTAACAGGACAACTGGGCGATCAAGAGATTCTGCTTAATAATGCCGCGACTGAAATTACGCTGCAAAAGATTTTATCGGCTTTATCAGCGAAACAAGGCGGTATAGATCCAGCTACTGCGGCAGCAGTGACCGGTCTAGGCGCTGCTTCAATTGCTGCTACTAAATCAAATCAACAATTTGGTAAAACAACCAAAAGATCTGGTGCAGATGTAGCTAATTTAGGTTCCGCAGCTAGTAAAACTGCCAAGAATTTGAATGGCGGTTTTGCAGGCGCTATTACAAAGACCATTGGCGTATTAGGTGGTCTAGCCGACGGTGCTATCAATGTTGTTAAACGTATTTCTACTGTTAACAGCACCTTAGCAGGTTTAGATGGTTCGCTAGCCGGTGCCGGAACTGCACTAGATACAGTCGGAGCGCAAATCCCTGGTATTGGAAAAGGACTACAAGTAGTTGCTGCGGCATTTGGTCCTACACTTGCTTCATTAGATAAAACAAGAACAGCATTCCAAGAAGCTGCACAAGTTGGTGCTAACTTCGGCGGCAACATGAATGGAGTTGTCCAGGCTGCTGGATCTATGGGCTTACAAATGAGTGAGCTCACAGGAATAATGAAGGGCAACGGCGAAGCATTAATGTTCTTGGGCGGCAGCACAGATGCTGGTGCTAAACGATTACAGGAATTTGGTAAAGAATTTAGAAAGACTTCTGCGTTTGAGGATCTAAACAGATTAGGTTATGGAACACAGCAGATCAACGAAGGTTTCTTAAAATACTCACAACTACTTGCTAAAGGTGGTAGACTACAAGGACAAACAGATGCACAACTACGTGCAGGCACATACGAATACTTAAAGAACTTAGATGCTGTATCTAAGTTAACAGGTAAAACCAAAGAAGCACTTCAAGCAGAACAAGACGCAAGAATGGCAGATGCTCAATATCGTACGATGTTGAGAAGCCTAGATGCTGATGGTCAGAAACAGCTAGAACTGTTGATGCAGACCATTCCAAAACAGCACCAACAAGGTCTTAAAGAAATTCTAGCAACAGGTACTGCAACTTCTGAAGAAGGTATGAAGGCTATGGCTTTCCTACAGAAATCAGGAATGAGTGCTCAACAGTTGCATCAACAGATGTCAGCAACAGGAACACTTACCAAAGATCAAGTGTTTAAGTTTAATGAAGTATATCAAAACGAAGCCAAAGCAGTTGCAGACAGTCCACTATTTAAAACACTAGGTAAGTTTGTTCCTGAATTTAATGATTTGGTTACAGGTGTTTATGATGTTGCTGAACGAGAAAAATCAATTGGTCAAATCTACGAAGAGCTTGAAACTAATCTTAAAACAATCAAAGATAATATCAAGTCAGGCACCGCTGGCACTGAATTTGTAGATGCAGCGACAGTAGAAGCAGTAAGAAACAAATTCAACGAAGCTGCTGCATTTATGACATCTGAGTTGAATAAGATTGATATTACTCCAGTCAATGATGCATTTGATCTAGTAATGAAGGCTGCAAAAGAGTTTTCACTTCCTATGCAGCAAAAGGCAGGCGAATATGCTACTGAAATGGGACTAGCTATAGCTGCTATAGGTGGAGTAACTACAGCACTAGGCGCTTTAATGACTGCCTTAACTTTGGCAAAAAGCGGCCTAGGCGCATTTACAGGTTCGAATAGAGGAGGACCAGGCGGCAACGGTTCTTGGACCAACCAAAAGACACCATCAGGCGCAAAGCCTGGAATGATGGGCAAACTATCATCTTGGGGTGGAAAACTATTAAGAGTTGCCGGAAAAGCAGCAGCACCAGTAGCAGTAGGTATGTCTTTATATGACGGATATTCGAGATACAGTGATGCTGATGAAAAACTAGCATCGGGTGAAATAACTCAAAATCAAGCTACTGTCGAAAAAACAAAAGCAGTAACAAGCACTACCGGCGGATTAACCGGTATGGCAACTGGCGCAATGGCAGGAGCCGCAATTGGTTCTGCTGTTCCAATTGTTGGAACAGCGATTGGCGGTCTCATAGGTGGTGCAATTGGTTGGTGGGCCGGCTCAAAAGCTGGTGATGCTGTAGGTGAAGTAATTGGAGAAAAACTTTCAGGTCCTGATACTATTAGAGATCTAGAAGCCAAAGCAGAGAAACTACAACAGGCAATTGCAGATAATAGTTTTTCTTCGGTTGGTTGGTCAGCAGAAGATGAAAAACAAGAACTAGCCCAAATACAACAACAGCTCATGGCTGCTAGACAACAGGCTTCTCAGCAAATGATTGCTGACGGAACAGTAACAGAACAAGAAGTACAGGATTTCCAAACCAAAGTAGCAGAAGTTAACGGCGGAGGAGGTTACAGCCAAGGTAATATAACCACTGCGTCCAATACGCTTCCAGACGCTGCCAAAACTGAAGAAGAATTGGCAACTGGTGTTCCAATGACAGAAGAAGCCCAAATGGCAGCAGCCACAAATGTAGAGAAAGATCCTATTCTAGAATTAAATAGTAGCATACAAGAATTAGTAGCTTTGGCAAGAATGAATAATAAACTACAACAGCAACATATTAATGTAACTGGCGGATTAAGTCAAGACGCATTTGTTGTTTAATTAGGAAAAAGAATGAGCTGGAAAAAATATTTTACACCTGTAAACATTGATAACAAGAGTGGTAGTTATAGCCCAATTAGTGGCGGCGGCCGCGCTGGTCCTGCTCGTGCTAACTACTCATCTTTCTTGCCCGATGTTTATGCAGGTGCGCCAAATAGAATTGAAAGATATATGCAGTATGATACCATGGATATGGATTCAGAAGTTAATGCTGCTCTTGATATTCTTGCTGAATTTTGTACAGGTAAAGACAAAGAAAATTCAACACCATTTAATTTTAAATTTAGAAAACAACCTACAGGTGTTGAAACAAAATTATTAAAAGACGCATTACAAAAATGGTCTAAGCAACAACAGTTTGAAACTAGAATTTTTAGAGTAGTAAGGAACACATTTAAATATGGCGATTGTTTTTTCATTCGTGATCCAGAAACTAAGAAATTGTTATATGTGGATCAAGCAAAAGTCTCCAAAATTATTGTTAACGAATCCGAAGGAAAGATTCCCGAGCAGTATGTTATAAAAGACATTAATTTTAATTTTAAAAATCTAGTTGCTACCACACCACACGGTACGTCAAACACTTCTCCAAGTGGAACCAGCTCATACACAACTGGAGGAGGGTTTGGTCGTGGCTTTGTAGGATCAGCAGCACAAACACCAGGCACACGTTTCCATAATGCACAAAATGAAATTACAGTAGACGCTGAACACGTGATGCACATTTCACTATCAGAAGGATTGGATAACAATTATCCTTTTGGTAATTCACTATTAGAAAGTGTGTTCAAAGTTTACAAACAAAAAGAATTACTTGAAGATGCGATTATTATCTATCGTATTCAACGTGCTCCAGAAAGAAGAATTTTTTATGTAGACGTTGGTAATATGCCTTCACACATGGCAATGAGCTTTGTTGAAAAAGTTAAGAATGAAATCCAACAAAGACGTATTCCGTCACAAACAGGCGGTAGCACAAATGTTATTGATGCAAGTTATAATCCACTATCAACCAACGAAGATTACTTCTTTCCACAAACAGCAGAAGGACGTGGATCTAAAGTTGAAACATTACCAGGTGGTACTAACCTAGGTGAAATTACAGATTTAAAATACTTTACTAATAAATTGTTCCGTGCATTGAGAATTCCGGCTTCTTATTTGCCAACTTCAATTGACGAACAACCTAACACAGTAGCAGACGGTAAAGTAGGAACAGCATATATTCAAGAGCTTCGTTTTAACAAATATTGTGAAAGACTACAAAGCAGTATTGTAGAAGCATTTGATGTAGAATTTAAATTTTGGTTAAGCAATCAAGGTTATAACATTGATCCTACACTGTTTGATTTGAAATTCCAAACACCACAAAACTTTGCTGCATACAGACAAGCTGAGCTTGATACTACAAGAGCAAATCTATTTGGTACATTACAACAAGTTCCACACTTATCAAAACGTTTTGCTATGAAACGTTACTTAGGTTTAACTGAAGAAGAAATCAAAGAAAATGAAAGACTGTGGAAAGAAGAAAATTCACTAATGCTTCAACCACCGGCTGATGCTGGAGGAGAGCTAAGAACTGCTGGTATTACACCAGCGGGTATGGAAGCAGAAGCAGGAGCGCAAACTGATGCTGAAGCAACACCAGATCAAGCGGCTGCTGCTGAACCTGCAGGCGGAGAGGGAGCTGCGGCAGGTAGTGAAACTGTCTCGCAGTAATAAATAGTAGTATGCTTTTAAGAGAATTTTTATACTTCAACGATTCAATCAATGACTTTGCTGTCGACAAAAGATACGACAACAGCAAAGACACGTCTGTTCTTAAAGCGTCAGATACTAGAAAAATCAGGCTTACACTTCGCCAAATAAACGAAATCAGAATGGCTGCTGAAGCACATACAGCAGAAAAACAATCTGAACTAGAATTTATAAGGCAAATGTATGCAACCCCAGCAGAACCAGCAGAATAAGAAAATCTATAAGCGTCCCGCATTTGTACTAGGTAATGGTAAAAGTCGACAAAAAGTCGATATGAAAAAGTTACTTGAGTACGGAATTGTGTACGGATGTAATGCACAATATAGAGAATTTGATCCTAACTTTTTAGTAGCAGTAGATGTTAAAATGGTTAATGAAATCATTGATTCAGGCTATCATCACAAGGGTACATTATGGACAAACCCTAACAAAGGCATTAAAACAAAGTCAAGAATTAACTTTTTTAGCCCACATAAAGGATGGTCAAGTGGACCTACTGCACTATGGTTTGCCGCACAAAATGGGCATAAAGAGATATATATTCATGGGTTCGATTACAAAGGACTTGACGGAAAATTTAATAATGTGTATGCAAATACATTCAATTATAAAAAAAGTGTAGACTCAGCTACGTTTTTTGGTAATTGGTTGTCGCAAACAGAAAAGGTAATAAAAGAATTTAAGTCTATTAAATTTTATAGAGTTATTGAACCAGGAGGATTTATACCTGACAAATTAGGGCCGCAATATACCAATTTAAGGCATATTTCGCATGAAGACTTCGAAAATACCTTCGGAGGGACTATATATCATCTTCAAACGGCTCAAAATATGCACATTTAACCAGCTTTTTATAAATGTTATGTAAATACATAACAAAACAGCCTTACCAATCTATAGGAGAACAAAATGGCAGATAAATCACAATTAGAACAGATGCTTGAGCATCTAGTTAACGACGATCAAGCAAAAGCCGAAGAGCTTTTTCATGAGTACGTTGTAGGAAAATCAAGAGAAATTTATGAAAACCTTATCCAGGAAGAAATGACTGACGATGAGGAAGTAGACGAAGCTGCAAAAGACGAAGATGCTGAAGACAAAGAAGTTGATGAAGCATCAAAAGACGACGATGCAGAAGAAGACAAAGTTGACGAAGCATCAGAAGATGATGACGAAGACAAAGTTGACGAAGAATTTGAAGAAGTAGCTGTAGAAGCTGATGACGAAGAAGATCCAGCTGACGACATGGATATGGGCGGAGACGCAACAGACGATCTAGAAGCTGATATCACAGGTGATGACGAAGAAGGCGACAAAGAGCCAGAAGAGTTATTCCAAGATCTAGACTCTATTGTTGACGAACTACAAGCTAAATTTGATGAAATTAAAGGTGGAGACGAAGGCGACGAAGGCGAAGCAGGCGATGAAGAAGCTGAAGAAGAATCTTTAGAGCCAGTTGCTGACGAAATTGCTCCAGAAGTAGACGAACTTGCAACAATGCGTGAGTACGTTGAAAAAGTAGCGGGTGTAAAAAGCACAGAATCAGGCGCTGACACAAAATCACCAGTAGCAGGTAAAAATGATATGGGTGGTACAGCAGCAAACATTCTCGGAAGCAAAGGCGAAGAGAAAGGTGGAACTGGCGCAAAAGCACCTAAAGTTGATGACTTTGGTAATGTAAACACACCAGGTTCTAAAAACGCTACTAAAATGAGCAAAGAAAGTGGTGCAGCAAACAAAGAAAGCGGCGCTGGCAACACCGATTCAATTTTCCGTGGTCGTAGATAATAGGGGATAATAAGGTTGAAAACTAGCTTAACAGAACATCTGAGCTTCGATCAGGCTAAAATCGTACTTGAGCGTGATGAAGGCGAAGGTAAGTCATTACACTTGAGTGGCATCTGTATTCAGGGTGACATTCGTAATGCTAACCAACGTGTTTATTCTTCTAACGAAATTGATAGGGCTGTCAAGACGCTCAACGAACAGATTTCTGGGGGGTATTCAGTGCTAGGCGAAGTTGATCATCCTCAAGATTTAAAAATAAACCTCGACCGTGTATCACACATGATTACTAAAATGTGGATGGACGGTCCTAACGGCTACGGAAAACTTAAAATGTTGCCTACACCTATGGGACAACTGATTGAAACTATGTTGACATCAGGAGTTAAATTAGGTGTAAGCAGTAGAGGTTCAGGAGAGGTAGACCCGAGCGGTAACGTTCAAGGATTTGAAATTGTTACAGTGGACATTGTAGCCCAACCAAGTGCTCCGGGAGCTTATCCTACACCAGTTTATGAACACCTAATGAATACAAATGGTGGATTTCAGGCATATAAAGTTGCACAAGAAGTAAAAGGCGACGCACAGGCACAACGATATATAGCAGAGAGCTTGAAGAAAATAATTCAAGGTCTAAAATCTTAAGGAGAATCACAAAATGTTAGATTTCGTAAAACAGTTATTTGAAAATAACGTGATTTCCGAAGATGTCAAGTCGGAGATTGAGACCGCTTGGGAAACTGCTATTCAAGAAAACCGCGACACAGTCTCTGCACAATTACGTGAAGAGTTCGCTCAAAAATATGAGCATGATAAGTCTGCAATGGCAGAAGCAGTAGAAAAGATGTTAGCTGATAGAATTCAAGCTGAACTATCTGAGTTTGCTGAAGATCGTCAAGGACTTATTGAAGCTAGAGCCAAGTACGCTAAGAAAATGAAAGATGATTCCAAAGCAATGGAATCATTTGTTCTTAACAACTTGAAAAAAGAACTAGCTGAACTACATGAAGATCGTAAGAGTGTAGCAAATAACGTTGCTAAATTAGAATCTTTCATAGTTAACGCATTAGCAAAAGAAATTGCCGAATTCCACACTGACAAAAAAGATCTAGCTGAAACTAAAGTGAAGTTAATTCGCGATAGCAAAGCAAAATTTGAATCTGTCAAGAAAGAATTTATTGCAAAAGCTTCTGATGCAGTCAAAGAAACAGTCTCTAAAGGACTACGTTCTGAGATGTCACAACTTAAAGAAGATATTGATGCAGCACGTAAAAATGATTTTGGTCGCAGAATTTTTGAAAGTTTTTCAAGTGAATACGCGGCTAGTTATCTAAATGAAAAATCTGAGACAGCAAAACTTCTTAAAGTTGTAAAACAGAAAGAAGATGCAGTTAAAGAAGCTGAAGCAAAAATTGCAGAAGCAGAAAAACTAGTTGAAAGTCGTGAATCAGAGATTGCTCGTATGAAAGATAGCGCAGCTAGAAAAGAAGTGATGAATGAACTTTTATCACCTTTAAGTACAGACAAGCGCGAAGTTATGAGTGAACTACTAGAATCTGTTCAGACTAACAAATTACACGCTACTTTTGACAAGTACATTGGCGCCGTGATGGATGGCAATGTACCAGCGAAGAAGGCGCTTACTGAAGGCAAAGAAGTTACAGGCGATAAAGCACAGGCACAAGAAAGCAGTGGAGAAAAAACTGCTGAGATTTTTGATATCCGCAGACTTGCGGGACTTAAAGTTTAAGGAGAACATACAAATGTCACAACTATTAGAGTCACGCTGGTCGGAAACCAAAGAGGCATTATTAGAAGGCCTTCAAGGTAACAAGCGTTCAGTTATGGCTGCCACTCTTGAGAACACTCGCAAGTATCTTTCAGAGTCCGCTACAGCTGGTGCTACTTCCGCCGGTAACGTTGCAACCCTAAATCGCGTCATCCTTCCAGTGATCAGACGTGTTATGCCAACAGTCATTGCTAATGAACTAGTTGGTGTACAACCAATGACTGGACCAGTTGGTCAAATCCATACATTAAGAGTTCGTTACGCTGATGCTGTAACAGGTTCTGGTGTAACTGGAACAACAGCTGGTGAAGAGGCATTAAGCCCATTCAAGATTGCTGAAGGCTATTCTGCTACTACAGCAGGGTCTACAATTTCATCTAACAGAGCTGCTGCTACAGCAACTTTAGAAGGTGAAGCTGGTACAAGACTAAGCATTCAAATCTTGAAACAAACAGTCGAAGCGAAGACACGTAAATTGTCAGCTCGCTGGACTTTTGAAGCAGCTCAAGACGCTCAAGCTCAACAGGGCATTGACGTTGAAGCTGAGATCATGGCAGCTCTTGCACAAGAGATTACTGCTGAGATCGACCAGGAGATCATCGGATCTCTTAGCTCACTAGCAGGTACTGCTGCATTGACATACGATCAAGCTGCTGTATCAGGTACTGCTACATTCGTTGGTGACGAACACGCTGCATTGGCTGTTCAAATCAACCGTGTTGCAAACTTGATTGCACAACGTACACGTCGTGGCGCAGGTAACTGGGCAGTGGTTTCACCAACAGTGTTAACACTTCTTCAGTCTGCTACAACTTCTGCGTTCGCAAGAACAACAGAAGGTACTTTTGAAGCTCCGACAAACACTAAGTTTGTAGGTACTTTAAACAGTGCAATGCGTGTGTATGTAAACGGCTATGCTACATCTGACGATGTACTAGTTGGTTACAAAGGTTCTTCAGAATCTGACGCTGCTGCGTTCTACTGCCCATACATTCCATTAATGTCAAGCGGTGTTGTACTTGATCCAGGTACATTCGAACCAGTTGTTAGCTTCATGACAAGATATGGCTACGTTGAATTAAACAACACAGCTTCATCTCTTGGTAATGCTGCTGACTACTTAGGCAAAGTTGCTGTAACTTCAGCTAACTTACGTTTTGCTTAATTTACACTTTTAAGTGTTACGAAAAAGGGCGGTTTTATACCGCCCTTTTTTTATGGCTTGACAATCTGCCAAAAAGAGTGTTAAATATTGTTATGGAAGATATTACAAGTCACGAAGATTTCAATAAACTTAGAGATCAATTCGATAAGTGGAAGAAGCGTTTTCCTATGTTCTCACATGATGTAAGAACAATCCAAACAGCAGTAGAAGGCCATATGAAAAACTATATGGAGCATCTAATACGCTATAAACAAACAAAAAGCACTCACGCTATTGCAAAAGCACAAGACGAAATAGACAAAATCAATGCACTAATGAATACTATAAGTAAGGTAGAACTTATGGCTTTGTTGAGCAAAAGATAAATACTTGTGTCAGATAGTGTGCCACCAAGGTGGTGGACTTATGGGGAAACCAAACCTCGTAGCGGCTAGAACCCGCATCGGACTTCTAAACATAGGAGAAAACAAATGGGAAGACCACTTAGAAAAGATGTAAATGGTGTAGATGTAATCAAATCACCAGTTTCAGATACAGGTATCACTGTTAATTTCCACGATGGCACATCAAATAGAACAGACGGTGTTATTATTAAACAACGTGGAGCAACTTCATTCACAGTAGTAAGAGTTGGCGACATTGGAACAACTGCAAATTATCTAACTTGTAAGTTGAAAAATGGTACACCAGCTGCACAAGGTGAAATGCAGTTACAAGGTTCTACAACAGGTAACCTTGACGCTGATCTAGTAAACATTGCTAAAATTACTAAGCGTGTTGCTACTGACTTTTCTGGTAACAAGTATACTTGGTATCTAGAAAACGATTCATCAGCAGACTACATCGTATTAACAGCAATTTCTTAATAGGTACTGAATAATGGCACAGTTCGTACAAACTAACGGCGATTACACAATCAAGACCGGTGAAGGGAATAAAATTTTATTCGACACAGGTCCGGGTATTGGTGAAGTAAAGGTTACAGGTAACCTTGTCGTTGAAGGTGACACACTAACTGTATCAGCAGAAAACCTAAATGTAAACGATAACATCATAGTTTTAAACTATGGCGAAACAGGTGCAGGAGTAACACTAGGTTACTCAGGTATTCAAATTGATAGAGGAACCGAAACTCCTGCAACTATCGTTTATAACGAAAGCGATGATACTTTTAACTTTGCATTTGGTTCACCTGAAACTACATTTAACTATGCCAACAGTGCAATTCGTGTTAGAAAAGTTTTAACTAATTCTGAAACAGATGATGGTGACTTAACACTTATTGGTACAGGTACAGGTGTAGTAAAAGTTTTAGGAACATTAAATTATGAATTGCAAATCACTGATGATGACGACATACCTAATAAAAAGTATGTAGACGATTCAATTAGAGATAATCCGACCTTCCAAATTATTGATGATAACACAAGAGTTATTATTACAGATAAAGATGTGTCAGGAAGTTTAGCATATTTGACTGACAATACTGGTTACAGTTCTTTCGGTGAAAGTGCAGTATCTGTATTAGTCGACGGAGTATTAAACTCGCAATTTTATTCTAACAGAACTACAATACAAAGTTTAGAGTTTTCGGGAAACGAAATTACTAATAACGATACAAACGCAAATATTTTTGTTCGTACTCAAGGTACTGGTAAATTACAAGTAAACTACGGTATTGAACTAGAAAAAATTGCAGTTACTCCAGCGTATGTAGTAGATAGTACTATTGTTTATAGCAACGAACCTGCTGTCGGAAAAACAGGTATGTTCTTTACTAACTCAACAGATACTGGAGAATTAATAAGTAAGAATAGAGCATTGCTCTTTAGTATGCTTTTTTAAGGGAAAACGATGATAACAAGTACACAATTAACTGGATCTTCAATAACTGTACCAAGCAAAGTTTTCACTGCGTCAACTACAGGAGCTCCTATTGGGGGTGCTGTAACAGGGCAAACAACAGCTATAACAACTATGATTTTATGTAATACAGGAACACCTGATATTACAGATGAGTCAGTAGATACTTGTGCTGTTAATATCTATCTAGTAAGAAGTGGTGACACCGCAGCAGCTGATAATTTAATTGTAAGTAATCTTACAATACCTGCAGGCGAAACTGTATTTTTCAGCGATGAAAAAATTATTTTAGATAGCGGTGATGAAATTTGGATTGGAACTAGTGCAGCAAGTTTAGTTACTGCTACAATTAGTTCACTTGCAGTTTAAGGAAGGACTATGAAATTTTTAAAGTCACAGAATACATCGAAGTATAGTCCTAGTGATAATACCTTTCAGGTAAACGCACACGGTCGTGCTGTGATGGATTTTAATGGAGCAGTAATGGTTCCTAAAGGATCACAAGCACAGCGTCCTGACGTAACTGCGGTAAGACAACCAGCAGATGGTAATTCAACTTATCCTGGAAATGGTTATTTAAGATTTAATACAGATACAGATTCGTTTGAAGGCTACATTAATGGCACTTGGGAAACTATTAGAGCTCCAGGAGCATCAGCAATTTCCATCGAATCATTTGGACCAGGAGATGCTACAGAAACAGTCTTTGGTCCTTTAGCAAACATTCCTTCTAGTGCTAATAACATAATTGTTTTAGTAGAAAATGTCATGCAAATTCCTACAACAAACTTTACACTAGAACAAAGCACAAGCGGAAGTTTAACCGGTCCAGGCGCACCATATGCAGATGGATGGTATTTAAAGTTTACAAGTCCAATACCTTACAGCAAATATGTAACAATGTTCTTTGGATTTGCAAACTAAGGAGTTTTAAATGGCACAATTAGGGCGAATTGGCGGCCACTTATTAGAGCAAAACCTAAAAAGAGACAACGTTGATCTTAAATTCTCTAACACAACATTTGACTCTACCTCTCTATTATACCTAAGTGTTACCGACGGCAAAGTTGGTATTAGGAATGACGCTCCATATTTTGATTTAGACATTTCGACAGATATTCGTTCAACTGATGTATCAGTTGATGATTATTCTAAATTAGATAATATCATTATTAGATCTAACGGAACTATTTCTACTATTGTAGGTCCTTTATATATTAATCAACTTAATATTTCTGATACAGGAACATATTACTTTGATAGACTAGAGTCGGACGAATTATATTTTACTGATAACATTATAGGAACTTTAGATTCAAATTCTTCAGTTACCTTACAAGCTAGTGGAACAGGAACTGTTGATGTTACTGCTAATACAAATATCTATGGTGATCTTGCTGTTACAGGAAACATTACCATTGATGGCGATTTAACAACAGCAGGAACAGTTATACTTGGAGATGAAGAAATTGATGTTATTGTTATCAACCCAGACCTAACACAAGATATTCTTCCTGGAAAAGATCTAACACACGAGCTAGGACAACAAGCGAATGATAGTACAGCAAGAAAATGGCTATCACTACACACCCCAGATTTAACAAACGTAGTTACTAATAGACCTTACTCTTCATTGGTAAGTGATCAGTTATATATTAATGGTGTAACAAATGAAATATTTGGAGCACAATCTGATGACTTTGTAGAATTAAATCCAGATACAGGTATTACATTTATTGAAGACACTAAATGGCAAGCAAACGACATTACAAATTTAAACGGAACTACTCCACTTAAATTTGGAAGTACAGGTGCAGGCTATCTTAGATTTATGGGTACAAATGCAGTTAGGATACCAGGAGGCGGTGACGCATCAAGACCTAGTAAACCTGAACTTGCTGATCTACGTTGGAACACAGATAGACAATATTTAGAAGCATTTGCTGGTGAAATTGATAATGTATCATTTACTGGTGGATTATCAGGACTTGCAGATCAGATTCAATACCCAGTATCACAAATAAGCACATCAGGTATTGGTACAGGTGCAGATTTTAGATTTACTCTAGTAAGCGGAGTATTATCTATAGAAATAACAACTAAAGGTGTTGGCTACAACGTAGGCGATACTCTACTAATACCAGGAACTGTGTTTGTAGGTGGTGCTAGTCCACTCAACGATATTACTATCACAGTAGGGTCTCAAACTGGCGACGGATATAGACGTTCAA